GCTTTTGTATCCTCGACGAAGTCCATTGTCTTGGTAACGATGAACTCTATACCGCATTGCGTACCGCTGGCGGATCGCGCGAAAACTTTGCCTTCTGGATGATTACCACCGCAGGCACACAAGCAAGCTTTGGATACTCGCAACATAGTTACGCTCGCAAGGTAATGGATGGATCGATTAAAGATCCAACTTTCTTGCCGGTGATTTATGCCGCAGACCAAGGCGCAGATTGGAAAGATCCAGCGCAATGGCTAAAAGCGAATCCGAATATCGGTATTAGCCTTAATGAAAAGTTTCTTGAAGACTCTTGCAGAGAGGCACAGACCTCAATTTCAAAGGAAATGGACTTCAAACGCTACCATTTAAATCTTTGGGAAGGCTCCGCCGAACAAAACTGGATTCAAATAGATAAGTATTTACGATGCGAAAAGATTAATAAACAGGAAATGATTGAGAAATACAAAGGGCGTGTTTGTCATGGTGGTTTAGACTTAAGTTCCAAGAGAGATTTATCAGCTTTTGCGCTCTATTTTCCGCCAACATACGGCGAGGAAATAGGCGCTTTCCTTGTTTGGCATTGGTGTCCACGGTATGCAACCGAATCAAGGCGCGAATCTATTGGCGCTCAAGTCCTAGATGATTGGATTCGAGATGATTTTATAACTGAACACTCTACCGAGTGGATCAATCAAGAGCTAATCGTTAAAGATATCGCAGCACTTGCGGAAGAATTCCAGATTCAAAGTATTGGCGTCGATGAATGGAACGCCTCCGAAACACTACGGAAGCTAAAAGATGATCACAATATTGAAGTTCTAACTTTTCGCCAGACGCTTAAAAACTTGAACAATCCAACCAAAGTTCTAGAAGAGTGGATTAATTTTCAAAGAATAATCTTGCCAGATGATCCGGTTTTGCAATGGGAGTTTTCGAACGCCGTTTGTATTTCTGATCGAAATGGAAATATAGCGATATCAAAATCACGAGAAAAGGATAAAGTAGATGGGGTAATGTCCATGATTATGGCTCTTGGCCGATGGCAAGCATCTACAGCAACGGAAACAGATTTTAGCTACCTAGAAGATGGCATCACAATAATAGGAGACAACTATGAATTTTCTTGAAATCGTTCAGCGAATGTTTCGGCCTACTGGACGGTATTCGAGCAATATGTTAGTGGATGGAACTTCAAACTATTCAGGCGTTGCCGTTACAGAGCAAACGGCGCTTGGCAGTTCTGCCGTATGGGCTTGCATTAATTTGATTTCGCAGACCGTGGCAACACTTCCATTCAAGCACTACCTAAAAACAAAAGACGATAACAGAATTCGCTTAGATTCGAAGCTTGATTTCATTTTGAACAATGAGCCTACACAAGATTATAGCGGATTCACTTTCAAGGAAATCATGACGGCGGCGGCCGTGCTTCATGGAAACGCTTACGCAGAAATATCCAGAGATGCTAACGGCGAGGTTAACGGCCTTTGGTACATACCTACGGCGAATGTTCAGCCGTATTTTGATACCGATTCCGAAAGCGTTTGGTATGCGATTTATGCCGGTGACTATCGAGGCGGCAAGCCTTACATGGGCATTCCAGCAAAAAATATGCTTCATCTTCTCGGCCTTTCCTATGATGGCTTATCCGGCTATTCACCGCTTTACTTACAGCGCGAAACCTTCGCCTTGCATTTAGCAAGCCAGCGATATGGCGCAAGCTTCTTTCGAAATGGTGCAAGGCCTGCCGGTATTATTAAGTTTCCTAATAAGCTTTCGCCTGAAGCCAAGGAAGGTTTACGCCGTTCATGGGATAGCTTCCATTCCGGCGCTGGTAATGCTGGAAGGGTGGCGATCCTTGAAGGCGGCTTAGAGTTTCAGAAGTTGCAGCTCGACCCTGAGGAAGCACAATTCCTTCAAACGCAACGCTATTCAAGAGAAGAAATTGCAAGCATCTTCCGAGTTCCGCCATCTTTGATAGGTGCCGCTGATGCTTCCGATAACATCGAAGCGGTAAGCCTTCAGTTCTTGCGAAGCCTGCAACCTTGGCTTTGCCGATGGGAGCAGGAAATTTCAAGGAAGCTAATCTTCAACATGGCCGAATATGTCGAGGTAGACACCAAAAGCGTATTACGCACCGATATTAAAACACGCTACGAATCAATGGCTATTGGCCGACAATGGGGTTGGTTGAGCGCTGGCGATTGTCGCAAGCTGGAAAATCTTAATAGTGATATCGCAGGCATGGAAGACTACCTTAAGCCGATGAATATGGAAACCTTGGACAGCAAGCCAGTACCGGCAACCGCACCGGCACTAGTGAAGGAACTTATACCTGGCGGCCCTGCCGTAACGGCTCCAGGCGTTGATACTCCGAGCAGCGCACTACCACCAAACCGCAGCGATAACAAAATTCTTGAACGAGTGTTAATCTTGAAGGTGGCGCAGCTCCGAGCCATTGAAGCAACCGCATTGAAACGGATTAGCAAAGACAAGCTATTTGTTTCGAAGTTGGAAGAACTCACCGAGCAAACAAAGAAAAGGCATTATATGGCATTTGATGAAATCCTCGAAGCCTTCGAAATCAAAGGCAAAGAAAAGATTGCGGAGTTCATCGCAACCACCGCCGCAGATAATTTAAAAGCAAAGTTCCTCGATGTAGCAGGCAATACGAATTTTGCTGGCCTGCCTGCCGCTGTCGAGAACGCTTTACCAATCTATCTAAGTTCAAACTTACTTCCATCCTTCACCACGGAGCAATAATATGGAACGCCGAAACGCTGTTGAATACCGTACCGAGAACGAAGGCAACACCATTACCGGCTACGCCGCAGTCTTTACCGATCTTAACGGTAAGCCTTCACTATCTGAAAACCTCGGAGGCTTCAGGGAGATTGTGGCGCCTACCGCATTTGATAAACGCAGCGGCAAAGTCTTGGCGTTTTACAATCATGATTCGAGCCAAGTCTTAGGTAAGGAAGGAACTAATCTGGAGCTTTCCGTTGATGCCAGAGGCCTGAAGTTTTCGTTGGTGTTACCAGATACCAGCACCGGCCGAGATGTTAAGGAGCTTATACGCTCTGGAATTCTATCCGGCGTTTCGTTTGGCTTCACGGTTGATAAGGATTCTTGGGCAGTGGTAGGCAAGGAGAAGATCCGAACGCTCGAAAGCGTTACGCTCTATGAAATCTCACCAACCGCCAATCCAGCCTATCCAGATACTAGCGTTGCTCTTCGAAATCTTGCGGAGGTTGAGCGCTCCGAATCAAGGAGAAAACAAGCGATTGCGAGAATAAAGTTGATGAAATGGAATTTTTAATTGACATAACTAAGATTCTGTAAGTATATTAATATTAATTAGATCACCACGCTTTTGCGTGAACAGCTTCCGAAATCGTTTTCGAAGCCGTTCACGCATTTTTTTTTGGAGTATGAAATGAATAAAGTTGAACTTCGCGCCGAGCGCACCAGATTGATTGCCGAAGGCGAATCCATGACCAGCGAACAACGCGCATGGACACCAGAAGAAGAAACTCGTTTCGCAGACCTTGAGGCCAAGGTTAACGAAATCGATGCACTGCTTAACGCAGACCCTGCCGCTGATGTTACTGCCTCCGCAGATTCAGCAAGAAGCAAATTGCAATCTTGGAAGGCATCCGCACCAGTAACACCGAGTGTGCAACGATCCAAGGTTTATTCCAGCGCTCCAAATTTCGTAAGAGATTTTGGCGACAAGAACGATAAGCAAAAGCGCTCCTTGGCTATCAAGGGTTGGCTTGCAGGCGGTTCACGCTCTGAATTGGTCAACGATGAAATCCGAAGCGCAGCGCATGAAACCGGCTTGAACATCGATGCCGATAGGCTTACTTTGGATCTTTGCCGCAGCGCATCCAGAAACGCCGAAGAACTTAGAGCTAATCTGTCCATAGGCACTAATAGCGCTGGCGGTTATTTGGTTCCTACTGAATTTATTGCTTCGCTTGAAAAAGCAATGTTGGCTTTCGGTGGCATTCGTGAAAAGGCTTCGATCATCCGCACCACTGGCGGCAATCCTTTGACGATGCCAATGGTAAACGATACCAGTTCTAAGGCTGCTATCGTTGGCGAAGGCTCGGCAATCACCGCAGCCAATACCACCTTTAGCCAGTTTTCGCTTGGGGCTTATAAGTACGCTGCTTCGATCCAAGCTTCTTGGGAGTTGATCCAAGATTCAGGAATAAATCTTGAGTCTGAAATCGGAACAATCCTTGGCGAAAGATTGGCGCGAGGACAATCGGAACATCTAGCCGTAGGAAGTGGCAGCGGCCAGCCAACTGGCTTGGTAACTGGTTCGACCTTAGGCGCAACGCAAATAACTAATAACGTTGTTAGTTACCAAGATTTATTAAACCTTTATCATTCGGTAGATGTTAATTATCGAAGAAATGCAAGTTGGGTCTTCCATGAC